CCAAGCCGCACTGGACGCAGGAGCAACAAAGAGGGAGTGCATTAGTAGATGGAGTATTTGGCGTTGAGGTAATTTTCGATGGTCTGCACCTGCGCCAAGGTGAGCGCGGAAGTGGAGACGATGACTTCCGCGAGGTCGTTGTTCGGGAATGCCACGCCCGTCCGTCCGCCGAGCTGGTCGCGGGTGTTGCCACCGGCAAAGGCGTTCTGAGTCAAGCCAAACGACGCTCCATTCTTACGCAGCCCGAGCGTCCGGTTGTACACACCCAGCGTCACATCGCCGTCAGAATCCCAGTCGGAGCTGGAATAATCATCCTGCGTGCTGTTAGCGAAGTAAACCTTTCGCGCCGTGACGGCATAGAAGTCATAGGCATTGCCATCCAGGCAAAGCACTGGGCCGCCCACATTATGTTGCCGGCGCATGACCACGAAGACCGTGTAGGTGCTCCCGAAGTCAAGGGCGGCGCGCGTCAGGATGTCGTCCACACCGTCAAACCTCACCACCGGTTGGCCGTTGATTTCGTTGGTCTGGAACGTGGGTTGTGCGCTGCCAGTGGCCTGCGTCCAGTGGTAGCCGTTCCCGCTCATGTCATCCCATTGCGAGATGCTGTCCCCATCGCTCTTGCCAGAAATCTGCGAGGCGTCCAGCCAGAGCAGCAGGTTGGGGAGCGTCAGGACAGGGCTCCACTTGGCTAGAAGATAGGACTCTGTAGCCTCCACCTGGGCGAGCGTCAGGTCCGACGTGGAGACCACCACCTCGGCAATACTGATAGGCCACCAAGCGACAGGGTTGCTCCCCAAGTAGCTGCGGAGGTTATTGCCGGCAAACGATGCGCCCGTCAAACTCGCCGCGGTGCCGTTCTTCCTGAGCTGCTGCCGTTTGTAGGAGAAGACCGCCGGGGCCATCAAAGGAAGCAGGGCCGCGCTTACCGCATTCTCGTCGCGGGATGAGTTGGCAAAGTTCAGCAACCCAGTGTCGAGCGAGAAGTCATAACCACCACCACTGGAGAACAGCAATGAGCTTTCGCCCGAGGCGTCACGCCGGAACACCACAAAGACCGTGTAGGTGCTGCCAAAGTCCAGCGCCGTGCGGGTGAGCACATCGTCCACACCGTCAAACTGCACGACCGGCTTGCCGCCGATTTCGTTGGTCTGATACGTGGGCTGCTCGCTGCCCGTTGCTTGCGTCCAGTGATTGCCATTCCCGCTCAAGTCGCTCCACTGCGAGATGGCATCGCCATCCGACTTGCCAGAAATCTGCGAGGCGTCCAACCAAAGGAGCAGCCCTGGCAGCCGGGCCGGGGTGAACGGACCCGGGCCGCCGCTCATCACGGCGCTTTGGATGCGTCGGCGCAGCGGGTTCATGGCTTACAACTCGATGCCGTAGAGGGTGCCGGTGACGTTGGCGGCGGCGGAGCTGGTGGCTTTCAACACGTTGTCCACCGCGCTCAAGGCCACGCCGTTGCCGAGGTCGAAAGTGTAGGGCGTGTCGGCAGCGAGCGTGGGCGTGCGGAACACAAAGTTGCCGGCACCCGCGCTGTTGTCCTCGAACAGCACGTTGCACGCGGCAGAGACGGAGATGGTCAGGCCCATGAACACGACGCGCTTGCCGCTGGTGGGCGTCCAGACCGTGACGATGCTGCCGGCGGCCACGGCGTCGGCATCCTTAAAAATGTCCGGCGTCCGCAAACCCTCGATCTTGGGCGTGGCGGCGGCGTTGCCGGTTGTGGCTCCGGTGGACTTAAACACTTTAATGGCTACATTTTGGCTCATAGGCTGCTGTGGTATGCCCCGCTTACGGCGAGGCGTTGATACTGCGGTTGGAGGTCGTGAAGTTTCTGCAATTCGTCGGCCAAATACTCGTCGGCGATGCGATTTTGCGCGGCGGCCTTGTCCATTTGGCCGTCCATAATGAGGAAGTCCGCAAAGGCACCCGTGACCAGGTAGGGTTGGAATAGGTAAGGAATCTCGATGAGGCTCCACTTGGCGGCCGCCGTGTTCGGGCTTTCGCCGGCACTGGTCGCGGTGACGCAGGAGTAGAAATTCTTTACGCTTCCCGAGCTGTTAAAGAGAATCTGATCCCCGACCGCGTAGGTGGCGGTGGCGGAGTAGTCATCGCCAAGCAGCGGCGTGAACCGCGTGCGGAACTCCAGCCACACAATCGCTGGTCCGTCCGGCACTTGCACGCCGTTGCGCGAGAGCGTCCAGTTAGCAGTCGAGAAAAGGCGATCAACTTGCGGATCCGTGGTTAATACGTCGCGCACTTCGCCAATGGCCGTCTGGCCCGCTTGTTCGTAAGCGATGTATTTGTCAAAAGGCGTCAGGATGCCAAACTTGGTTGCGTCAAACGTGGCACCGCTTGTGTGCGCCGTGTGGCAGGAGTAGTAACGATTGTTGTCGGGGTAACGTACCACGGTACCAACCGTGTAAACCGTATTTGTGGCCCAATCGGTGCCGGAGTAGCTTGCTTGCGCGTTATACCAGTAAGCGGTGTTCGTTGTGTAAGTGCCGCCGGAGAGCGTGGCCGGGGCGTGGCCGCTGCCGCCAAGGATGACTTGGTAGTAGCTTTTGGTTGGCGGGTAAAAGACCTCCGTGCTAGTGGTGGTGGTGGGCGCGGCGTAAGTCGTGCCGCTGGCGTAATCGCTACGATAATGCCGCTCCTGCACGCGCGTCAGCTCAGGCCAATAATCGCATTCCCAAATACTACGAAACCGGCGGCTGATGTGACCGCGCAAACGCATTAGCGTCTGGCTGGCGGTGGTTGCATAGGTAAACCCCGCCAGCTCGCAGACCAGTTGCAGCACCTCGCTGTAATTAACCGCCCTCATGCGTAAGTTTTGCGAAAGCGGCGCGGAGCCACGCCGTCATCGTCTTTCTGGTAGCTGTAATCAACCGTGGGACTAAAGCCCACGCGCGCGGTGGTGGTGCCGCAGTCCTTCACGCCGATCTCGATTCCGTCGCGTTTGAGCAGCCGGACCATCGTGGGGTCGGTGAGGGCTTCCTGATGCACCGTGCCGTCCGCATCGGCGGCCACCTGTTTGATGGTGTGCGCGAGAAACGGGTCCAGTTCCATGACGGGCGCGCCCACGCCGTTAAGCGCCCGGCGGTCTATGCCCAGCTTCTTTTGAATGTATTTCTGTCGCTCCAGCGCTCCGCGCAACTCCTTAAAGTGCTCATCGCGCACCAAATCGCGCACCAGTCCGAATAGTTGCTCGTCGCTGATTTGGGGCGCATTATGAGGAACTGAGACGTGCATGGTGCTAGGTGCCTTTCTGCGCTGGGAAGGGTGGCGGCCGGGAAAGGCGACCGGCCACCACCCTTGAATGGGCTGCGGAATTACGCCGCAACCGGGAGCTGGGTGAGGTCAACGAGCTGCAAGCCGATGGTGCATTTGCCGGCGGTAGCCGCCGTGCCCGCCACCGCCAACGTCACAACCAGAAACTGCGAGGCGGCTGTTATTACTGCGCCCGTGTTATACAGATAATAACGCGAGCCAGCAGCCAGCAGGTTTTGCGCGTTGATATACACCGTGGCAGAGGCGGTGGTACCAACTGAAATTGCGGCGCTAGTGCCGGAGTTCCAGGCGGTAGAGACGCCTACTGAAACGCGCCCAACCACGCTGCCAGCCGGCAACGCAATCAGAGTGCTTTGCGTAACGTCGTTGTAATCAACGGTAACGGCGTGCGTCAAACCACTGGCCGCCCGCTCTTCGATGCTGAGAGGAATGATAGTCATAATGGTGAGTAAGTAAGGTTGCTGCTTAATTATGGCTGAAACTTGCCCATGCCTTTTGGCGTGTCGCACTGCAAACCAGCAATCGCGCGCACCAAACGACGATCACCACCACCCAGATTAGGCAGCGGAGTTACGTCGGGCCGTTGGTTGTAACGCAATCGCAGTTTGCTCATGTCGAGCAAATAGCCGCGGTCAGTGTCGGGCGAGCCGGAGCTAAACCCTATCCACGATGACGGCGTAACCGTAAACGAGCCGAAGTCACCTCTAAACACTGTCGTCGTAGAGGTAATGGTTTGTTCAGCCAACGGACCGTTGAACGTGCGAACGCGCACGGCGGCCGCCGTTGATTCCGTGTCAGTGCGCGTCATCTCGGTGATGCGGGCGCGCAAGATGGAGCCGGCGAGCAGCATATACTCAGAGCTGACCATGCCAACGGCATCAAAGATGGCGCGCAAAATGCCCTGCATATCTACGACCTCATCCAGGGAGGCAGTGGCAGTAGTGATAACCTGAGCAGATGCGGGCCGCTGATTAGACGGAACGCTGGCAACCGTGGGGCCGCCAGTGGAAATCCACAGGCCAAGGCCGCAGGATTTGTACGGCACTGCGCCCGTGTCCACCTGAGCGTCGTTGCTTGACAGGAAGGTGCACTCCATGTCGCGTTTGATTTCGACAAGCGCTTTGGCGGTCGCAGCTTGAATGGGATTGGCCGCACCCGGCATATCCGATGCTTCTTGGGTCAAGGTCGAAACCTTGGGCGCACGCTGGAAGATTTGGACATAGTTGTAGAGCTTGCCGCGATTGGCAAACTCGTCGTCAAAATCTGTGACATCTAATCCGTCCACGTACCCATCGGTACCGGGAGCGGCGTAAGCGTCGGCAGTCCAATCAAAGCGCGGATTGGTAGCGGCGCTGCTTTTGTTTACTGCCGAGGTGAACGGCAGGGCTTTAGCGTCAACCAACGCAAGCAGGTCAGAATAATCTTCCTTCTTCGTAGTGACGTCTTTTACTAATGTACCGGCCATAACTGTATCTTTCTCCGGGGGTTAGCCCGGCATTAAGGCAGCCAAGTCTTGCTCACTTGCACTTTGCTCGAAACGGCTTCGGGCGGCGCTGTTAGCGGCGGGGCGCGGGGTCGCGCTGCGGGAAGGTTGCTTGGGCGGTTCGGCCGCTGCTTTGGCAGCGACGGGAGCCGCTTTGGCTTTGGCCGCGCGGCGGGCGATCAGGGATTTGTGTCCCTCAATCTGCACCGCCACAATCGCTGGCCAATCTGGCCCAAGCAGCTTTACCTCGGGACGATTCTTGACGACGTGCTCAAACAATTTCCAATCGTCGCCCTGTCGAGATTTAAGCCAGGGGTAATCAGCCGCAGCAGCCTCATACGCCTGCGCTTCTAGCTTTAGACGCTCCCGACGCTTGGGGGCTGCTTCCAGAACCGGCGCGGTATCTTCAACCGCTTCCTCCGCGGCCATCTTGATTTGCATAAGCTGGGTCGCCACCGCCTTGCGGTCGTATTCGACCTCGTAGCCTCGGCGCTTCAGCTCCGCATGCACACTGTCGAGGTCCCCAGGGATGTCCAAGTCGGGGTCTCCCCGGAGCTTCTCGCGCAGTGCGTTCACCAGCTTGCCCACTCGCACACCAAGGTCGTGCCTGTCTCGGCTTTTGGCCTCGACCGTCTCCAGCTCGCGCAGGTCCGTCACTTGCTCCAACCGGTTGTCAATGACCACCGGGGCGCTCGCGTTGGTCTGCGCTGTCACTTCGGGCTGCTTCGCCCTCAGCGTGGCCAGCTCCGCTTCAAGCGTGGCCTTATCCGCTTCGAGCGCCTTGTTGCGCGCCGTCAGCGTGTCAATCCGTTTGCGGGCGCGGCGGGGCAGTCCTTCGACCAGTTCGTCGTCCGTCTTCTCGCCATCGCTTTGCGCTGTCTCTTCCGCACTCGCTTCTGTCTCGGTCTCCTCCGTTGCCGGTGAGTCCGAGGTTGCGCCGTCGGAAGCCGTTTCAAGTTGTGAAAGAACTGCGACCTGGCCAGCCTCGGGTTGTGAGTTTTGCTCAGTGTCGGCATCTGCCGACTCCGGGCTGGTTGATTCTTTGGCCAACTCCCCAAAGCCCATCAGGGCGGCGAGGCTGCTGGCCGTTTCTGTCGTTGCTGCATCCGCGCCTTGAGTCGTCGTCGGAGTCGCGTTACCCGACACAGTTGTGGCTGTCATTTGTCACCGACCGTTTAAGGTGGGTCGTCCACCGTTACCGCACTGCCTGCTTTGGCCTTCGGCCCAGCGCACGCATCAAGCTGACAATGGGTAAAAAACAAAACCGCCACTGAATGCCAAGGGCACACGTGGCGGTTTGCGACGCTTTGAGACAGTTTGAGACAATAAAAGGAATTACTTAGGCTGCACCAGCGGGCGCAGGTCTTCGCGGCGATAGCGGTGATGCCCGCCCGGCGTCTCATTTACGGGCTTGATCTGGCCCACGCGCTCATATTTGTAGAATGTGTTTTTGGCCCAGCCCGTCACTTCCAAAATGTGACGGCGGGACACAATGAGCGGGAGCTTGTCAAATTCGGCAAGGGTCATACAGATGACACAGCATCGTTTTCGGTTAGAACGCTTTTAACGGTTACGTCACCATATACAACTTGCGATGCGTGATTTGGCCCCATCGCTACGCCAGTGTAATCAGCAGCTACGCAATGTGGCGCAACGCCATTCAACCAATGTTGCACTGACATAAACACCCCGCCAGATGGGCCAAAAACGCCGCCATGTTTATCGTGGGGGCGCACCCGGATTATTTGCCCTCGAAACGGCGAACACGCGCCATTTTCATGGTGATTATCCCAATTCGTAACAAATTGACCATTATGCGAAAATTTAATTTGCCCGCCCACATAAACTTCAAACGAATCTACGTTTGGGTGCGTGTGTTCGGGGATAATATAATTGGGCGGAACGACAAATAATTGAACTTGAAAGGGACCGCTGCGATACCACAAGACACTTGTTACCCCCTCAATAAAATTGACTGCGCCGTTCATCGGCACTGCGCCAACCCACAAACGCTGTTTTGCAAACCAGTCAAAAAACATTTCTAAATAGTCAACATGTGCTTGCATAACATTAACGAAATGCTGCTATTTGCTAGGTGCTGTGCGCCACGCTTCCATTCGCACTCGCACCGCGCGAATGCCACCCAGCCGGCCCGCAAGTTTGTGGCCCTCTTCACCCACCACAGCGGGCACTTCCAAGTCTTGCGATACTTCCTCGACTAAATCCTCAATAATGGTCGCTATCGCGCGCAGCACCAGGCTGTCTGGTGGCAACGCTTGCAACGCCCGCACCAAGTCAGCGCGCTCAATTTGTCGTTGCTCGTCGCTTAAGTTACTCATGCCTTTGCCTTTCGCTTGGTCTTGCGTTCCAGCGACTCCTCGTAGTCGGCCATAAATTCAGCCGCGCATTTCGGCTTGAACCCCGCTCGCCCGTGCCGGTTCTTGAGCACCCGGCAGCCCGGTGTCATAAACTTGCTGCACACCACCACCAGCTCGTGCTCGGCCGTGTCAACGCGGCCCTTGCGCTCCACATCGGCCAGCTTGACCGTGCGCCAGTTCTTAACGCCTTCAATCAACAATGCTTTCATATTTTGCTGTGATTAACTTCTACCCATCATGGATGCCAAACTGTCTGCGACATTCTGGCCTTTCTGTTTCTTGTTTTTGTCGTATGCCGCAACGCCGTAGCCACAGTTGATGCAGTGCCCAGTGACCTCTAGTAGCCGGCCGAAGAACCAGTAAGGCGGGTCAGCCAGTTTCCCTTGGGGCGTTGCCTCATCGCCACACAAGATGCACCTCCAGTCTGGCCGCTTTGCCTTCATGCCTTTCTCTTGGTCTTCCTAACCACGCTCACAAACACAACCACTCTGGCGTCGAGCGTGCGATTCAAGATTTCCTTCTTCTTCATGCCTTTCTCTCAACTCTCAACTTCCCACCGGCTTCACGCCGGTCCTGCCCGTCACCACATTCTGCCCGAGCTGCATCTCCGATTGCTTGAGGCTCTTGGCGTAATTATCCATCAGCTCGCGGAACCGCTCATCCGTGGCGAGCGCCTGCTGATACTTCGGATTCCCCTGCACAATCACTTGCATGAACTGTTGCTTCATCGCCGCCGTCGGGTCGTTCTGCGGGTATTGCGGTTCGTTGCCCAGCGCCATAAACGCCACGTCTTTGTTCACTTGCTCAAACACTTTGGCCGCTGCGCCGCTTTGATCTTGCAACACGGTTTGCGCCAGCGAGGCGTCAATGCCCGCCAAGGCCAGCGCAGTAAGTTTGGCGTAGTCAATCGTGCCGCCGCGATCATTTGGCACCACCAGCTTGCTGATGGCGTCGAGCTTCTTAAACGTGTATTCCATGTCGAGGTCGCGCGCGTCGAAAACAAGTTGGAAATCATATTCGCCCGCAATGTCCGCCGCGGTCGTGGGGAAGCCGGGCAAGCCACCGCCGATGCGGGCCAGCTCCTCGTCCGTGAGATACTGCTGGGCAAGCTGCAAAGTCTGCGTGCAAACCTCTTCTTCGGCGGCGAGGAAATTCTCGACCGCTTGCTGAAGCCGCGCCTGCCATTTGGCTGGTGGCACTTCACCGTGCGGCAAGCCCCAATACTCGGCCGTGCGCCTAAGCACCATGTTAATGACTTCAAAAGCAAGTTGCGGATTGCCAGAAGGCGGTTGCAAGTATTCGAGTCCGCGCTGGGCGCCAAGCTGCTTCTCCACCTTGATGCCCGGTCCGATGCGATATTTCTGGCCAAACTTAGTGGGCGGCACAAGCAGCGTGGGGTTGACCTCCAGCGTGCAGCGGTCTTCTAGCATGTCGCATTGAGTTTTAATCTCATCTTGCCAGGTGGCAGAAATCTCAGGCACGCCGCGCGAATCAATAAGCCGACGGCTCACGCGCTCTTGCTGGCCTTCTACAAACGGATATTTGCCGTGCTCATAACCGCACGGGCCATGCTTGGCATAGATTTCTTTACCCTGCGAATTGCGCGGCGCGTTTGGACAAATTATTGTGCAGCAAACTTCTGGCACATCGTCTTTGTCCACGGTTCGCACGTAAGCCCAGACCACTTCTACAAGATCGTCCTTGGTGTCGGCGCGGGCCGCGTTCACATACGTGTCGCCTTCATGAATAAGCAGACCCGGCGAATCCCAGGTCATCACTTGGCCGCGAGTCTTGATAGCGGCTTCCGCCCATTCAGCATCCCAACCATCGGTCAGGACGTTTTCTCGAATCTCGGTCTCGGTAAGAAAATCGCGCACAAAGATGCAGCGCGCCCGTTGCAAATCCGTGGTGGCCGGCGGGAAGAAGATGTCCTCGTTTACTTTGCGCGCGGTCCACGACGGACCATGATATGTGACGTAAGGAGTGGGCACCTCTGCCTTGGCCTCGTTGCGAAGTGAAATTACAACGCGGCGTGCTTGGGTGCGTGAAAGGGTTTTAAGCAAGGCTTGAGCGGCGTCTACCGCCACTTCCTCTTGCGTGGGGTCGAGCACCAGCGATATGAGCATGGGGCCGTTGGGAAACTCGTCCGCGATTTGCGTTAGCGTAATCGTCGTGCGCTCGTAAGTAACTGTCCGCTCCCACCCCACTTGCCACACGGCCAGACCGTAGCTAAGGAGATAGTTAGCAAACAACTCGCGCTCGCGGCCCAATTCGCGCCGCCGTTGCTGGCGAAAATGATTGACCAGCTTGGTGACTTGCGCGGCCTTAGCTTCGTTGATTGCCGCGCTGGGCAACGCTTTGACCTGCGCTCGCGCTCCAGCCGTGCAAAGCACGCTGGTTAAATCCTTGACGATTGTATCAACTAACGGCTGGCGCGTGTCGGCGGCGTTATCCCACGGGAGACACGCATCGCCAAGCAGCTCGCGTTTCTTTCGGCCAGAATAATGCTGGCCATCCCAGCGCGTAAAACGGGCTTTGTCTGCCAACTCCGCGCGCCATTGTCGCCCCAGATAACCGCCAGCCTGTTCAAACTCCTTAATCAACAAATCAACGTCAGGCCGCCGCGTTGTTTGCAACAAAACATCCTCGTTTTGCTCGGCAGTATAAGTTTGCATGGGCTTTAAGTTAAGCCCAGCCGATGCGCCGGGTAGGTTCGGATACCCGACGCACCGTCAAGCAATCATTTTAAGCTCGGGAAGTCAAGGGGAGTTCGTTGTTCTTGGTTCTTGGTGCTTGGTTGGAGATGGGGTTGCGCTGCGTTTGAGCAGCCAGACGGTTGCAGCGCCCAAGCACTGCTCCGCTTCATACACTCGTTCCGCCCACTCGGCTTGGTGGTGGCTGGCGTAGAGAGCGCCTAAGTCCACTCGGATGTCCATGAGCCGGTTCAGCACGCCGGCCTCGGTGATGGGGTCGGCGGCCCAGCCACACAGCGCGCAACGATAGAAGTTGGTGCCTTCACCCTTGCCGCTCGATTCCACCTTCAGCGGCCGCAGGCAGCAGTGGGACAACATGATTGGATTCATACGTAACTCACTTCCCTTTCCGGGTTACTTCTTGACCGGCTGCGGGTTGGCCTTCTCGACCTTTACATCCTCAAGCTGGATGAACTGCATGTTGGCCTGCTTGCCCACCGACTTGGCATACTCCAGTTCCATCTTGATGGTCGTGAGGATTTTGCCGGTCGCGTTCACAATCGCGTTCACGTTGGCCGGCGTGGTCTTCTTCTCCCGCAGCGCATCAATCTCTTCGCAGAGGATGTTGCGGATTTCATTCATGGTTTTCATTTTGTTTTGCCTTTCTGATTTCTCGTTTGAGTTTTACCAACTGTCGTTTGACCTCCAAAACTTCCGGCGGGACGTCGCCGACCAACTGGCGCACATACCTGTCCCCGAGCGTTGCCCGCACGTGGGAATCAGCAATTTTTCGTCTTCTCGAAATCTCGTCCCGATGGTTCAACCGATACGCCACCTGCTGCGCCCGCGCCCGCTCCGGGTTGGCCACTTTCCATGCCCTCAACCGGGCACGCACCCGCTCCAGATTTCGCGCTCGATACGCCACCTGCTGCGCCCGCGCCCGCTCCGGGTTGGCCACTTTCCATGCCCGCCTTAACTCCCGCATCCGCTCCCGGTTGGCTGCATACCACGCCCGATTCTGCTCCCGCCTTCGCTCCCGGTTGGCTGCGCGATACGCCTTATCCCGCGCCCGCTCCTTGTTGCGCTTCTCTTCCTCACACATAACTCACCTCCCGTTTCGGGTCCAAATACTGCAAGTCCGCCATCACCATGTAGCCGAGCAGGTCGGCGAAGTCTTTCCAGGCGTGCTTCTCTCCGCCCACGGGACCGGGCCAGTGGGTAAAGGTGCCGATGACTTGCTGCGCGGCGGCGCTCACGAAGAGGCGCGGGCAGTTCGCCACCATGTCGAGCGGTTGCGAGTCTTCCCAATGCAGCAGCCGGTTCACGGCCGCAATGCGCGTTTCCTGCTCGGTGCCGCTGGCCGTCACAAAGTCCATTGCCTCGCCGTCCTCGCCTTCCTCGGGCATGGCAAACTGGTCAATCAGGCAGGTGCCGCCGTGCTCGTCGGCGTGCGGGTTGCGCCCGGCTCGCGGGTCAATAAAACGCACCGCCGGGTCGAGGCCCAGCTCGCGCTCCACGGCCCGCCACACGCGCTTGAGCTGCGCGGTGCCAAAGCCCAGCGAGTTTTGCGCGGGACCGGCCTTGTAGAGCTTGCCCACCACGTCG